CTGGAGGAGGACCCGAACGAGATCGAGGTCAACCTGCACGTCGCGAAGAACCGGGGAGGCCGAGGAGGCGGAGACGTCAACTTCATGTTCAACCGAGAACTCACGGAGTTCGCAGAGGTGGAGAGGGAGAAACCCGAATGAGCGCAGCCATCAACAGCGACGAGGAAGAGACAAACCGCAGGATCGACCGCCAGGTGCGCGAGCGTCAGGAGTTCGGTCGGTGGTGGAACCAGTGGGCCGATACCCGCGCATGCAACACGCCGTTCATCCGGGAGATTGCCTTTGAAGCGTGGAAGGCAGCGAGGAAGGGAAGCGAATGAACTCGATTCAACTGATTCGACCAGACAACGGGCAGCCCATGCGCATTTGGATTTGCGGCGTGTGCGGCGCAGAAAGCAGCAAAGGCGTCACCGATCTGTGTTGCGCCCCGTGCTCCACCTGCGGCGGAGCCACCAAGAGGCACGACATGGGTAGATGCTCGGACTGCCGGTGGAAGGAAACCAGCGAGAGAGAACGCGCACGCATCACCAAGCTCGCCAATGAGGCAAAGCGGGATCCCAAGTGGACTGGATGGGTATTCTGTGACGTCTACAACGGCGGGAGCGATGGGTTCTTTGAATCCCCCGGGGAGTTCATGGAGCGGCTCAACGACGACATCGACCGAGATCCTGATCTCGGTCGGCCGGAATTCGTTTGGGCGACGGTATCCAGACCCGTCGTGAACATCGACGCGGACGACGTGCTGGGACTGATCACCGAGGACAGGCCGGAGGATTGGGAGGAGAGCGACCTGAACGGAGTCGACGAGTTGAAGGCCGCGCTGGCCGCGTTCAACGCTGCAAACACAGCTCTCATGTACGAGCCGGATTTCACGGTGATCGTGCCTTTGAAGTGGGAGCCAACCAACTGACTTTTCCGGCCGTGTGGCCGGGACCCTTCGTCGCGCCTGATTTTGATGGCTCAAGGACAGGAGGCGGCGGAGGGGTGATTTAGAAAGGAATGAGATGAAGAACGAAGAGATCAACAGGGCGATTGCGGAGCATTTGGGGTGGAGTGAAATCCGCCAAAGCGAGTGCTGGCAGGTGACGGACCCACCCGAGTATAAGGTTGTTCTTTCTGGAGTTCGGCCTGACGGGAAACTTAGGGCTGTCCCAAACTTCTCCAGCGACCTCAACGCCATGCACGATGCCCTGCAAAACCTCACTGAGGTTGAGCTGTTCCGGTACGCCGACGAAGTGTTTGACCTGACCCGCGACGGCAACCACGACACGGACATCCAGACGATGCTCATGCTGTCAGCCAAGGAGTTGGCAGAGTGCTACGTGAGAGCCATTGGCAAGTGAAAGGAGAACGAATGAAGACGTACACAATATCAACGCAGGAACGCGGCGGCGAATGCGCCCGCGTTCCATTGAGGCGAGCGAAGGGGGCCAAGGATCAAGCAATGCGGGCGGCTTGGGAATTCAGCAACACCGCACCCCTTTGCGATGTCGTTCTCACACAGGGATCGAAGCACGTCATCACCTATCGCGACGGCGATATCACGCATTCAAACGGGAAGGAGTACAAGGGATGAGCATTCCAAAAGATGGGTACTACATCGCAGACGTGCAGCTTGATACCGGAGGAACTGTTCCGGAGTACGTTCACGTCAATCTCGGGAAGCCGCATAATGAATGGAACGAGGAATTACTCCCAGAGGCGTGCAGCAACTTCCGGGAACTCAACACGACGCTGATGGTGCGGGTGTGGCCGCAGAATGCAGCGATGGAGTTGGAGGCGTTGCGTGATGAGGTTGCGACACTGAGAAAGGATCAATGGGTGCCAGCCGCTTTGCTTCAGATTTTAGAACTGCACCGGATTCCGGTCGGATCCCCTGAACTGCTTGAAGCCAAGTTGGCTGTTGAGGCTGAAATCGACACGCTTCGCACGGCCAACGCGGGGTTGGTGGAGAGGGTGAAGCGGTTGGAGGAGGCGGGGGATAGTTGCTGCATCTACGGCCCGGAAAGCGTCCTCGACGAGTGGCGCAAAGCGAAAGGCCAGCCATGAGCGACACACCGAGGACGGATTCTCAGCCGCACATCACGCCGTCGGATCTTGAAGACGCGTGGAAGCACAACGCGCCGTTGGTGGACGCAGACTTCGCCCGCCAACTGGAACTCGAAGTCACCGAAGCTAAACACCGAATCCGGACACTGATCGAGGAGCGCGACAGCGCCCGCATTCAGGCAGACCACAAGTGGAAGCTGCGTGAGGAGTTCGAGGCGTTGCTTGGGACCAGCGACGTGGCAACCGGGGTTGAAAGGATCAAGGAAGCCAAGCGCGGCGCAGCCCGCTACGAGGTGGTGCGGAAGATGAACGCAGTTGTATTCAAAAATCTGTTTTGGAGGTGCATCGAGATGAACCTCCGCTTCGACGACGAGGTGGACAAGATGGCTGAGACGAGAAAGATCAGGATGCACCTGAACTTGAAAAAGGATGAAAAGCCATGAGCGACACACCGAGATTCACCCCGCGAACATGGGAAGCTGACGAGAACGGCAAGGTGCCCGCTGCACTCGCTGAGACGATGGAGAAGGAGCTGCAAGACTGCCATGCGACCATCCACAAGCTCAGGACAGCACTGCGCAGGATGATCGACGCTGTCGAAGGGGATGGGATGAAGAACGTAACTCAGGAAGCAAAGGATCTGTTGTGACCATCCGAACACAAATCAACGGCAACCCCTGCATCGTCACCCTGGCTGACCCGGGTGGGCGGACACGGATTCGCGGGCGGGTGTGGAGGTGGGAGTATTCCCATGGGATGTTTGCGCTCCTCAGGAAGGATGGGGAGCCGATGAGCCTAAACGCCTACCCGGGTGAGCGCCACCCACTGTGGCGGGCTGTGAGGCGGTGGGAGAACAGGAATGGGATGAGGAGGATGAAGAGATGAGTGAGCTATCCACTGATGAGCTGAGGAGGGTGTGGGTTGAAACTGTGGCCCCAATCCTTCAGCGGATGGATCTTTCCGTGGATCAGGTGGAGTATCTCAACTTGATCCCAACCATCCGAGAGAGGGTGTGCTCTACCCAACAGCGCAAGTGCGACTACCTCACCAATCTCCACGAGATCGTGGCGCGGAGGTGCCCTAAGAATAAGGTGGGGGCTCCCATTGTCAGCGACTACGACAAGATCAACGCCAGCTTCGATGAGCACCTGGAGGCGCTGGCGTGTGTGGTGGATCCAAAGCTGAGGAGGAAGCCGTGAAGAAGCCGCTACTTACCGTCAAGCGGGGTGATAGTGGGTGCATTCTGGTGTTCGATGAAAACGGGATGTGTCTCGCCTACTTCAAAGTAATGACTCCGAACTGCCACCAGCCTGGATTTCAGGGGGCAGAGAACCGGGATGCTGGGCTCAACGTGGACCTAGCTCACGCGATGGTGCATGCGATTCAGGAGGCTTGGGACAAACCCAGCTACCAACGATTCCTTGTGGAGGAGGCACCATGACCAAGACCTACCTCACCCTAATGGATCGCATCCCTCCCCCGGCAGCAGCCCTGATTGCCCGGGAGGGTAGACGCCCCATCCCACTCAAAGAGATCGCCCTACGCGCCTCCCTGACGCCACAGCGGGCCGTCTGGATCACGAGCCAGCCATCGTGGGCGCCAATCCCCTGCGGGGAGGCTGCCGCCTTCATGGCTGCATGCGGGATCACCCCATCCACCATGGTTTCCCACCTCCGCTACATCCGCAGGCTGGCAAGCGGCAAGGCGCCGCTGGCAGCCAGGCTAAAGCAGCCGGGTACGCTTCGCCTTCTTGCGGCCCTTGCGAAGAAGTGAGGTCCTACGACGGGCAGGGCGCTTTCCGCGCAGGGAGGAGGTGAGGGAGCGGGCTCGGAGGAAGGAGGAGCGCTGCCGGCTGGACATGCGGCTGATGATCCGCGCCTCATCCACAGGCTCCAGCCTCCTCCCCACAACAGACTGGATGGGGTCCTTGGCGGAGATGGCGGACTCAACCGTCTTCTTCGCCTCCTGCGCCGTCTTACCCTTGCTCACTTGGTAGGCCACCGCCTTGTCGAAGGCCTCCCGGTAGCCCTCGCTATCCCCCTCCATGGCGGAGTTGATGGCGGAGCGGATCAGTGGGGTCATGGGGGTTTGCTTGCCCCCAACCCCACCACCAAACTCCTTCAGCTCGATGTCCACTGGGGCAGCAGCACGCACTGCGCGGGCAGCCTCCCTTCGGGCAGCGTCTCCCGGCATGGCGATGTTGAACGCCGCCTTGGTGATGGGTATGGCAGTGCGAATGAAATCCACAGCCGGGTACACCACATCCCCTGTCTGCACCATGGTCTGCACAGCGCGGGCGAGAGCAGTAGCCTGGCCCAGCATTGGCACCTTCTGGGAGAGATCGAATGGGGTGGACTTGGTTTGCCCGCCAACAACCGACTGCACCAGCTCCGTGCCTGTGGGATGAAGGAATGGGGTGATGGATGCGGCGGCGTAGCGCAGGGCAGCCTCTGGGTCTGTGCCGGCCTGGGCGATTGTGGGGGTGGTACGGGGCTCGCGCTCAATCCAGTCCTTGATGGCGCCCTTCAGCTCCAGGCCCACAGCTCCAAGGAAAGCCATGGTGGCAGCGAGGAGGAAACCCGCCAGCCAGCGGTTCTCCCGGTCCTGATCGCCAGAGATGGCGGCGAAGCGGCGTCGCAGAACGTCGGTGTTGTTGGCGCCGTAGCGGGCGAACTGCCAGAAGATGGCACGAGCCAACCCGGAGCCTCCCTTACCCTTCATTGTTGACGGGGTGGTGGATTCAGCCCGCTGGTTGGTGAGCTTCATCACCTCGAAGGCATACTGGTCGGCCTTATCTTTCAGGAGCAGCGGCTCAGCAAGTCGGGCGGCAGGCGACATTCCCTTGGCGCGGTTGTACCAGTCCAAGGAAAGGCGCTCCAGGGATCCAATGGGGGCCAGCACGTCAGCCAGCAGCTTGCGCGACTGATCCGGAAGGGCGTCTCCAAGGTCATCGCGGCCGAACTGGAAGTCTGGATTGGCAGGATCGTCCCAGAATCCACCGAGAGCTTCCTTGCGGGACCAATGGTCGAAGAGTGCTTTCTTGATGGCAGGGTCATCCAGCCACTCCCTGTAGAGCGACCCGGTTCCCACGTTGATTCCGCGGTCGATGCCTGCCGGCACAAGTCGCTTGGTGTACTCAGCGCCCACAACCGGGGTGGAGGCGATGGTGTCGATAGCGCGATGGAGCCACTTCGGGGTGATCGACTTCAGCTTCGGAATCCCCATGCCAGACTGCAACTGGTTGAGCAGCCAGGTGACCAAGTGATCGGAGCGACCCGGGTCAACCACCCCACCGGAGCCAGGCAGCTTCAGGCGCATCTCAATAAGGGATTGGGTGTCCGGAGAGTCCACGGTGAGGGCGTCCTCAGCGAGCTGCCGCTGATAGGTGGAGGTTGCCACCATGTCAGCCAGAACGCCGACTGCCCACTTGTTCGACTTCAGCCAGCTATCAAACCACCCCATCTTCCCGGAAGCAGCCTTGAGGATGCGGCCGATAGAGTTGCGGACGACTCTCGCCAAAGCCTGCACACCGGCTGCCAGCGTGGATGTGCGGTTCAGCCACGATGCGATCAGCGCAGAGCCGTAGGCTCCGCCAGTGAGGTTGTTGATGGAAGGGCTTGGGGACATCAGCATGGATGCGCCAGACAACCCAACCAGCGACTTGCCTGTGCGCACGACAGGGGCGTCCTCTGGAATGGAAAGCCGCTCGGTGGCAGCCCTGGTCAGCCCAGCAACCATGGCCTCGATGTGGCCCACCGTGTTGCGCAGGGTGGCGTAGTCCGCCTCATTGCGGATGGAGGCAGAGCCCTTGCGGGATTCGAGCTGAAGCTTCCGGATGGCATCCCGCTCCCGCATTCCCTTACCCACCATCTCCTTCTTCCTGCGATCCCAGGTCTCCATGGCAGACTTCAGGGCGCTCTTCACGTTGGTCCATGCCTTGATGTGCTCGTAGTGGAAGACGTTGAGCAGGTTGGTCTTCAGGCTCTCCTGCGCCGCGATGCCGGTCACGTCGTAGGAGTAGAGCGTGGAAGGAGCGATGAGCTTGCCGCGGGGTCGGGTGAACTGGTTGTCGGCAGAGGCAATGGTCATCAGGGAGTCAGGCGTGTTGCGCTTCTCCCGATCCTCCACGGTCATCTGCGACTTCTCACCCACGCCAGCGTACTCCGCGAAGTCCCGCATGAACCCATCCACGATGGAGTACAGCTTACCCTCGGCCACCACCATCTCCTCAGCGACGGTAGTGCCGTTCATTGCAGCACGCTCAGCCCCCCACCACTGGATGAAGGAATTCACGTCGTTGAACAGCCGGTTGCCGCTGCGGAATTCAGCAATGGCGGAGGCAAAGATTTCCCGGTCCTCGTTGGAGAAGCGGGTGGTGAAGTCAGGGTCCGTCTCCATGACCATGCCTACCACAAGCAGCTCGAAGTTGTCCTCCAGGATCTGCTGCTTCTGGGCCTTGTTCATTGCCGTGGACCAGTCGCGCACCACAGGCAGTGTGGAGATGGACGCCTGGCGGGGCATCTTCAGCCCATAGTCAGCAGCGATGCGGGTGATGGACTTTCCGGAGATCACCTCGCTCTGCTGGGCAGGGCGCTCAGCGATGTTGCGGCCAATGGAGTTTGGCTTGGCCCGCTGCCCCACCTTGTACACCGCGGTCGCCCATTGCTTCTGGGCCTCCACGGCAGCGATGTCCTCCTTCAGGACAGGGAGCCCGCTGACAGGGTTGAAGTCGCCCACCCGGTAGGGGCGCTGCTCAGGGCGTTGGGCCTGGGAGATGATCTCGGAGAAATGGTCAGCGATCTCCCTCTGGCTCTCCGGGTTCTCCCGGTCCATCCCGTGGGCGTCGATGGCCGCAACCGTGGTGCGGTTGATGTTCTCCTGGGAAGGCTTGGACCTGTCGGAATCAGAGCGCAGCTTCTCCAACTGTGCGGCGGCGATGTCTGTGGCAGCCATGATGCCAGCCACCTGCTTGCCAGCAGCCCCGCTCACCCACGTCACCACGTTGTTTGGGGCGGAGAGTCGCTTCCCAAACCATGGGGCATCGTGGTGGATGCGGGACAGGGGGATGTAGCTCAGGCCGCCAAGAATGGGGACCTGCTCAGGTACGAGGTCCACGATGTAGGCGCCAGCCTTGATGCCGGCGTCCTGCATCCTGCGGATCTGGGAGAGGTTGCGGGCGAGCTGCACCCGGTCGTAGGGATCGGTCTCGATGTCTTCCAACGCAATCTCGTGAGCCTTCGCCAGCTCGTTCAGCTTGGTCTGTGTCTCCAGCCGCTTGAAGCGCATGGGCGACAGGTCCACCACCTCGATCTGCTTGGTCAGCGGATTCGGGATGGAGATGGTGCCGTTGAGCTGGCCGTTGTCCCCGAGGAGGATCTTCAGGGATCCAGAGCCAGCGTTGGAAATTCCCACTGCGTCCTTCAGCTTCTCCCGGTAGGAGATGGACTCAGTGGCCTCTGTGAACTTCTCGTCCGCAATGGTGAGGGCGTCGTAGTAGTCCTGCGCTCGGGCAGCCTTGGCATTCAGCTCACGGGACAGCGCGAGTGCAGCCTTGTACTTCTCCTGGAAGTTGGCAAATCGCTTGGCAAAGGCCCGCATGGAGACCGCCTTACCCTTGCCGGTCTTCGTGGTGGTGCCGCCGTGGAAGTCCTTCTTGAACTGCTCCAGCTCTGTCTTCGCCTGCTCCTTGATGTCGTTCAGCTTGCGCAGCCGGGCCATCAACGGAGCCAGCTCCACCCGCTGCAATGGGATGGTGCGGGATCCGGGGAGGCGGGTGGTGAGGAATTGCTCCACAGCCTCGCTCATGATGCGGGGCTGGCTCTTGTCTGCGAGGCGCTGGCCAATCCAGTTGAGGATGGTGGGTTCAGTGGTGAGCTGAGCGGGAAGCTCCCGGGCAATGGCGCTGAGGGCGGATCCAATGCCGGAGCCGATGTCCTTCCTGGCTTCACCAAGGGCGCGGGAGGCGCGGATGATGGCAGCTTCAGCCAGGGCGTCAGGAACGTCGGCAGAGCGGGCAAGCTTCAGCTCGTTGGCTAGAGCCATGTCCATCTGCTCAATGAGCGCATCCCCCTCGATGCGGTTCATGGTCGCATCGGAGTCAGCAACGACAGCCTTGGGCAGGTTGTCGATGGCCTCCATGAGGGCAGCCTCGGCTCGAACCAGCTTCTCCTTCACTGAGCGCTGCTTGGCGCGGATGGCGAGGTCGGCGCGAACCACTGCCTCAGCGGCAATCTCCGCAGCCGACCCGCCATCCGATGCCATGCGGGCGGAGGGGTTGAAGCGGGTGAAGGGGGTGAGCCAGGTCTGGTCAGCCAGGTCGCCAATGGACTTCAGCGGGGAGAGGATTCGGGCAGCCAGCTTCTCCACCCTGTTGGCGCTGTTCCCAAGGGCCTCCACATCACTCACAATGGAGCGGGGGATCAGCTCTCCCTGGATCTGGGCAGTCTGGGCAATGGTTCCAACGTCACCCCCTACCTGCTGGGCCTTGCCGAGGGCTTCGGAGGCTTCAGCTCGGGAGAGGAAGAGACCGTTGCCGCGGGAGAAGCGGATGTCGCTGGATGCAGAGCTGAAGCGCTGGGAGAGCGGGACGACGTTTCCGGCGTCATCTCGCGTCACCGCATCCGTGGACTTGATCTGCTCTGGAGAGAATGCCACATACTCCTCACCCCCATACCTAGACGTGTATCGCACGCCAGAATACCCGCGGCGAAGCGCCTCTTCTGTTACCTGCCTTGCTGAAGCAAGCGGCTGCAACCCTAAGGCCTCTCGGACAACCTCAGTTCGGTCTCTTTCACGCCTACCAATGATTTGCTCTTGCAGTTCAAGAAGGCTTCCCTTCAGCAAGAATGAACCAACATAGCCAGAGCGGTTTGCAAATTTCCGCATACGCCAGGCTCCAGACTTGGATCCTTGCGGGGCAGTCTTTGGAATTTCAGCGTAGAGCCAAGCGGTGTCACGGCTTCCAGAGAAATAGAAGCCAGCCCCAAGGAAACCTTCGTCCAGTCGCCCCTGCTTAGATGGGTCGAACTCATTGAATGGAGATTTTGGGGTTCCGTGGTAGACTGGACCAATGCTGTAGCCCGCCCTCTTCGCAGCCTCATCCACCATCCTCTGCGCAGTGGCGGTATCACCACGCTCCACAGCCGCCATGTACTCAGCGTCCTGCTGAGCGTTGACAGCGGGGGTGGCCTTTAGAGCCTGGAGCGCCCGCTGGATGATCTGGTTGCGCTGGGCGTCGTACTCGTTTCCAACCCCCAGCAGCTCCTTGAGCTTGGTCCACAGGTTGGCGAGGAACTCACCGATCGGACCGCCCTTTCGGTTCTGCTCAATGTAGTCGAGAACCTCAGCGACAGCAGCCTCCTCCAGCGCCACATCGGCCGAGTAGCCGCGGGCAATCTGGGCGTCGATCTTGGCTTGGTCGATCCGCGCCTTCACTGCGTCCCAAGCAGCCTTCACCGCGGGATCACTCCACACCGCATGCACCCCCTCCTCCATTACAGCCATGACCGCACGGTCCTTGGACTCGATGAAGGCGGCATTGACGGTGATCTGGCCGGTGGACAGGTCGATCCACGCAGCAGCCCCAACAGCACTCTCCCCATTGGGGGCAACAGCGTTGGGGTCGTTGATCACCCGCACGTTGGGCAGCTCGCCAAAAGCCTCAGTGACGGCAGCCTGCGCATCCGCTTGGGTGACGGGGATGAGGACAGGGCCGTTGAGGGAGTAGAGGATGTCCCGGATGGAGGGGAGGAGCTGCTGGAAGTAGCCCTCAATCATGTCCGTGCGGGACATGCTCTCCAGTCGGCGGTCGGGGTCGATGGCGTTGAGCATCTCCTCCGTGATCTGTGGGGAGCTGCGCTCGCGGGCTGTGCGGATGAGGAGAGCCATGTGTTCGTCCTCCCTAAGCCCCTTCTCCTCAACGAATGCACTCAGCTCGGAGTTGAGCTGGACTGACTTGGCTTTGGTCTCCTGCTGGCTGGCTGCCGCAGTCGTGTCAGCAATGTTGATCGTCTCACCATCATCAGTAGTGATCTCGGATGGCACCTGCGACTTCTGTGTGGCGAAGCGGGCGGTCTTTCGGATCTCCGTGATCTCACGGGAGGCTGTGGATCGGGCTCTGGAGGTGTTGCGCTTCCACGCAAGGTTGAACTGCCACAACCCATCCTTGGAGTCCTTGGCGTGGTTGCGCACCACATCCCGCATGATGGCGTCGAAAATGCGCTCCCGGTCCGGCTGGAACTCTGCGGCTGTGAGGTCGTTCGCCTTCCCGCCAGCACCAGCCTCAATCCAAGCCCGCACCTCGCTCATGAAGCGAAGCAGTTCCGTGCGGTTGGTCTTTGGGAGGGTTGATCCTGGACCGCGGGAGTCCTCAACGATTCGTTCAGCCTCCTCAGGGGTGTAGTTGTTGAGGTCCGCGATGACGGGATCAGAAGCCCACTGCGACTGGCGCATCGCAATGTTGGCCTTTTCCTTCTCGGCGGCCGGCTTGCGGCCGGGCTTTGCGGGTGCCGGAGCGGGCTGCGGAGCGATGGTTGTAGGGGCGGCAACTGGAGGGGCGGCAGGGGGAGGTGTTGGCGCTTGGGCGGGTGGTGAGGGAGGAGGCTGCTGCTGAGCGCGGGCCGCCAGGATGAGCTGGTCTACCGGGGAGGTGGTGGAGGTGGTGGACTCCACCTGAACCAGTCCGGAAAGAGGGCGCTCAACAGGAGCTGCCTGAGGCTGGACGCGGGCAGGCTGGCCAGCGGAAGCCAACCACCTCTGGTAGCGATCCTCTTCCTGCAAGGCGCTGGCCGCCTTTTCATTGGCGTACTCCTTGACGAAAGCGCCAAGCCTCTCCGACACCCTCAGCAGCGGCTCTATCTGAGCAACAGGCACCCTCGCCTCAAAGGCCGCACGGATGCGGTTGTCGATTTGCGGGATGATCTGAGCACTGATCTGGTCGAGCTGCGCCAGAACAGCGGGATCCACGTCCGCTCCGGAGAGGTAGTCTTGAGCCACCTTGTCCGCAGTGGAGTAGACCTGAGCAATCTCGGGCGGCAGTGGGATTCGGAGCGGAGGCAGTCGGCGGAGCGCCTCATCAAACGGGGTGAAGGCCTCAGGCTGCACAGCCTGGGCAATCCCGGATTGAGCTTCGTCCTGCGTGATTGGGCGGGTGAAGGAAACCTCGGGCGCCTGAGGAGCCTCAAGCCCAGCAGCAACCCTGGCCCGGCGAGCCTCCTGATTCCGGTTGGCTCCGATCAGTTGATTGAACGGGGTCTGTCCGGAGGGCTGGAGGAACTGCCCCACGCCAGCATCCGGCGCCATGACAGCGGGAGCCATGCGGGGAGGCGGGGGAACTGCCGCAGCCCTCTGCGCCTCCAGGTACTTCGCCAGCACCTCCATCTTCCTGGCCGCATTGTCAGCAACCAGCGTGTTGGCCTCCAGCGGGCTCACTGGGTTGGCTTGGGCAATCTGCTGGTCCAATGTAGCTATGGCTACAGATGCAGCCTCCTGCACCTGGGCTTGGCGGTTGAACCACTCAGGCGGTGGGGTCAACGGGTTCTGGTCCTGCGGAAGGGGGGTGAGGGAGAAGTCGGGTGAGAGACGGTCCTGGACCCGCTGCCCAAGCCGATCCACCGCCTCTACACCGCCGCCCATTCCGCCACCCAGCAACGCGCCAGCAGCCATGGACTCAGGGACACCCTCGAACACCCCTCGGTTGGGATCGTACCCAATCCCGCGGGCAGCAAGGTTCCCGCCCACCTGCTCCAAGCCCTCCTGAGCAGCCTCGGACAACGCTGTTCGGGCAACCTTCCCAACCACTGAACCACCACCCAGATTGCGAAGCCTCCCAAGATTCGCGGCAGCACCAAGCACCCCCTCCGTGACAGCTCCGATGGGGGCATTGACCGCGAAGGCTTGCTGAGCCAGGTCAGGGCGGCCGGCAGCAATGGCCTCCTCAGCAGCAGACTGGCCCGCTGAGCTACCGTACTGGAGGGCGGCGAGCAGTGGGCCTATTGGTCCACCAGCCATGGACGACGCGATGGTGGGGGCCATGGCGCCGGCAGAGTTAGGGATTACGTCGGTGAGGAACTCCCCCGCGTAGGCAGGATTGGGTTGGTAAGCCTCACGGGCTCCGGAGGCAATCTCCTGGCCGGCTTGGTAGAGTGGGTCCTGCTGGATCTCCGCCTCACGTTGGGTGGGGGCGATGTTTCGGCGGCGCTCAATCTCCTGGAGTCCAATGTCGGCAACCTGCTCGTTGTCACTGCCGGCAGAGAGGTAGGGTCCAAGAGCCTCCAGTACACGGGCGAATCCGGAGACCGTCTTTCCAGAGGCCTCTCCACCACCACGCATTGCGGACTGACCAGCAGAGGTGACGCGCCCGCGGTTGGACGCCTCCTCGCTGACGAACTCAGGCACGGGCTCCGCAGCAAGCTCCTGCTGGCGGCGGGAAATGAGGTTGGCGCGGAGTTGTGGACCTTGCTCGCGGATGGTGGCCCGCACCTGCTCTTCGGGCATGTCCCCGAAGTCAACCAGGCCAAGCTCTGGTCCAAAGTCTACCTGGATGCCCATGGGAGGTTACCGGACCGGCGTGTTGATGAGGTCGAGCAGGGTAGGGCTGAACTGCGGCGGGGTGGGGCCGGGGTTCAGGTCGTTGTACTGGAGCACCCGATTGGTGCGGGGTGCGGCGACGGGGGTTGGAGGGATCTGGGGCGGTGGTGCCATCACAGGCCTTCCGTCCATGCTGATGCGAGGCCGAGTGCGGGGTGCAAACGAGCGATTCTTCTTCGCGTCCTCAACGATCTGAACGAGAGCAGCTTGCTCCGGAGTCAGCTCCTTGAGGATGTCGTTTGGATTCCGATCCCGCATCAATGTCCTCGGCAGCCGCGCATTCAAGACATCTGCAAAAGCGGCAGCCTGCTGATTACCAGCGTCGATCTCCATGTTGCCGGCGACGATCTCACTCTGAGCGCGTGAATCCATCCTGCGGTTCTCTGGGTTGAACTGAAGCCTGGCGATCTCCAGCCGATTAGCTAACTCGTCGGCAATCTGCTTGCTGGCCTTTTCCAGCCTGTCCTTTTCGAGCTGGTTTGTGGCGATGCCTTGGCGCTCAAGGATGGCGATCTTGTCGCGCTCAGCAGTCAGCGCAGCAAGGGCCTGCTCATTCTTCTGGATGGAGGCGAGAAGGTCGTTGGCATTGCGCTGCCGGCCAAGAGCCCCTTGCTGGTCCACAGCGTAGCGGTTGCCGGAGTCCGTGAGCTGGGCCAGGGCCATTCGGTTGTCTCGATCGGCAGCAGCCTGGCGCTCCTGCACATCCTGCCCCCGGCGCTGCAAAGCGACGTTGGCAAGCTGACTGAGGTAGGCCTGATTGCCACTGCGGGCAGCGATCTGGTTGCGCTCGTAGTCTGCGGCGGCAGTGTTCAGCGCTGCAAGGTCTCCGGAGTAGAAGGGTCGAGATGCCATAGGTCAGACTCCTGGGCGGTACTGGTAGCCGATTCCAATGTTGTTTGCATACCCACCACCACCGCCAAAGGCTGGTCCGTTGTAGGTATTGCCCCCAGACAAGTTGAAACCAAATCCGCCCGGCTGGTAGTACCCGCCGGAGCTTCCAAAGTTCACAGGCGGGGAGTAGGTTGGGGTGAATGTGGGAGCGGCCTGCTTTGGCCCCTTTGCACCGCCGCCACCACCACCACCCATTCCACCCAGCATGCCTCCCCCATAGGCGGAAAGCACGCTCCCGGCGAGGTCCATGACTTGACCTTCGCCAGCAGCGATTGCTCCACCCAGTTTAGTGACCAGATCAGCCTCCTCGCGGAAACCAGCAGTGTTTCCCTTGGCAGCCTGGCCAAGCAGCCCGAGGTTCTGCGCCTCCTCTCCCTGCAACTGGGAACGAGCCAGCGCAGGGTTGAGGTAGTAGTTGGCTGCGCCACCTTGGGCGTTCTGGCGTTGGGCGATGAGGTTGGCGGCATTACCCATGTTGGCAATGCCCTGGCCGGAGAGGATCTGAGTGTCGCGGCCGAGGTTTCCAAGGATCGAGGCGTAGGCTGGGGCGAGGTTGCCAGCCAGCCGGTCGATCATGGCGTTCTGGGTGTAGGTGGAGCCCCCGCGTCCACCATAGCCCATGCGGGCCTCTGCGAGGTTCTGGGAGGCCTTGCCGCGGCTAGCGAGGCTGCCAGCAAAGCGGTCGAGGATGGAGGTTTGGTAGTCCCCGATGCCCCGGTAGGCGGCCATTGGGTCGTAGTTTCCGGCCTTGGCGATGAGTGAGCCAAGGGTGGCGTTGTCCTGGCCGAGCAACCCCTCCACGCGGCCAGCAGCCTGCTGGGAGGCGGTGGCGTAGCGGGCCAGGTCAGCGTCGTTCAGGGTGCGGTTGGACTGCGCGGCGCTCGCTGCCCCGGTGATGGTCTTGCCGAGTTGGTCGTTGTAAAATTGCTGCTTGAGCTTGGTCTTGCCAAACGCCCCAATGATTTCGCCTACCATCCGAAAATCCTCGCTTTCAAGCTTCAGTTGGGGACCTGCTCCCCTGCTGTCGCTTCAGCAAGTAACCCTCAATCAGCGGGGATGATCAAGCGGGATCAGAGTGTGTGGATGCGCCACACCCGCCCCATCATCTGAAGGATGCGACGCTCCATTCCAAGCGACACCTTTGGACCAAAGGCAATCATGGCTATGTGGCCGTTCCAGAATTGGGGAGTCAGTCCACTTGGTCCGGCCCCAATAATTCCAGCCGCAAACGATCCACCCGCGTCGATCTTTTGCGCTTGCGACACCGTGTTCACTGTCGGTGTCAGCCGATTTCCTCCGGCCGAAGCGTCGTATTCCCTCCGAAACGCAGCGGCGAACGGGAGTTGAGCATCCACAATGGGCGTGTTCTCGCTGGTGTCATTCCACGAAGACCCATTCCCAACAAAGCTGGCCACTTTTGCGCCAGTGTAGGAATTCAATGTTGAGTAGGTGCAGCCGAAGAAGCCATACACATCCGTGTCTGACGACAGAACTCGCTGGTAGCCAAGGTCGGTTGTTGTGAGCTTCGCGCATATGAACAGAGACCCATCATCCGGAAGCACGGGGGTTGGAAGGGATCTTGGACGTGTGTAGGTGAACACGTAGTCGCCGCCGTCAAAGTAAAGGGTTGCCTGCCCATTCATTGTCGATGGCTGAGGAGATGCTGTTGGGGTCCCGGGATACCCAAATGTGGAGCCGTCGAAATTGGTTCCAGACCTGCCGGCCCATACGGATAGGTTTCCTCCAATGGTGGTGACTCCAAACCTGGCGTCCAAAGCCACAATGCACCCAGCGTTTGCTGGGTTGAAGTGGCGTGATCTGCGGCGCCCCATACGTCACCAGAAGATCCGAAGGCCGATGAGCCTGGCGTCCGCGGCAAGAGTGTCCCCTGCGTTCGCTGGCCAGCGGGCAATCTTGAGCGCCATCAGTCGGCTGGCCGCTGCGGTTCCGCTTGGCGTGATTGAGGAGGTGGTTGGTGATTCATGAACGTCTCCTGCGGCGAGCAAGGTGTCAGTGGAGGCTTGCTCCGTTCCAAGCGCCGAGTCGATCGGATCGTCGTTTGCCAGCATGCGGGCTGAAAACTTCCACACCACCCCACCACTTCCAGAGTCAGCCGTCCACAGGGCGGCTACCGTGAACGTGGACCCAACCCATGCTGGCGGGGTCCTCACGAGGACTGTGGCTGACTCCTCCGTGGTCTGATCGAAGTCCAGCGTGTCGTACCCAATGAAGTTGCCGGCCGTCTCAGAGGTGTTGCTGGAAGGTCCGTTGGTGATCGCTGGGATTACATCAGAGGCCCAGATGTCCGTGGCTGTTGCTGTGGATGATGATCCAAAATCGGACAGCAACCTCCAGCGGCTTGCTGTTGAGTCGTAGACAAATCGGGCCTCCGTGTTGATCGGCCAGGTAATGCTTGCAGAGGTGGGGGTGGCGATCCTCTTTTCGGAGGCTGTCCCAGCGTCCTCGTGCTCAATCAGAAGGGTTCCTCCTGTCACGTTCCACAAAGACAGCTCGTTCCAGATGAAAGGAGTTGATGCAGCCACTGCGTCCAAGAGGGATGCAATGCCTTTTAGATTTGCTGCCGCTGATGTGACTCGTGTGAATTTTCGCGATGGCGAAAGGATTCCAGCCGCGGAGACGCTTGTGGAGGATGGGGGTTGTCGAATATCCCATACCCCATCACCTATGCTCCCAATGAAAAACCACGTCGGCTGCCCGCCGTTGGTGTGGTAGATGAAGACCGCGGTTTGGCCTGGTGAAACCGGCATTGGGCTAACTTGTGAAGAGCCGTAGTCGGGTGCCCCTGTGACTCGGTTCGCGATAAGGGATCCCGCGTTATCAAATAGAACCTCAATGGCGTACTGCGATGCGTTGATCAGGAAGAGGAAGTCGCCGCTATTTTTTGCTGTTATTCCTGTTATTGACAAGCCAACGGTCTCGGCGTTGGTGAGTCTGATTACGTTCGCAGACGCTAGTCCGGCTGGGTTCCAGTTGTTTACTGTGCCGCTCTGGACAGGAGTTATCGGAGCTGAGTTGAATGAAGTGACCCCATCCACCCCATTAGCCCCCGCTGCCCCAGCAGGCCCAGCCGCCCCTGGTGCGCCTGGCGGCCCAGGCAGCCCTGCGGTGGATGGGAGGCTTGCGATCATCTGCCGGAGCTTCTTGAACTCCTGCGCGATGCGCTTCACGACAAGGACGATGGCCGGGTCTAGTTTCATGCGATCAGCTCAGCCTCGAAGATGGCCACGTAGTCCTTGGGAGTCTCCTGAATCTCGGAGAGGGCGATCCGGATGGCCTCGTTCTGCTTCTGATACCACTCCCCCATCTGCGCGTTGTAATCCCGCATCTCTGGGAATGCTCTCACCACCCGCTCAGGGATGTCAGGGGGCTTGGGAACGCGCAGCTCTGAAGCCGAACGCTCCTCTGCCACCATCCGCCGCACTGAGTTGCTCTGGGCCATTGCTACCAGCAGTTCCCGATTGCCTGGATCTTCGCCGTCAGGGAGGCGGCGCAGAACTGCCCACCTGTTCCAGTGACCCACACCCGGTAGGCGAGGAAGGATCCTTGAGCGAAGAAGTTGAAGCTGGGCACCTCCCCTTGGCGCTGGCCGTCCGCGAACTGGCCATTGTCCACGCAGTCCAGTTGGATTGGGGTGGAGTCCATCTCCCACTGCAAGCAGTCCGGCTGCATCCCATAGCCCGCCTCCCCGTAGAGGTTGGATGGGACAGTCTGCTCCGCGGCAACGAAGTTGAAGCTGAGCTGGCGGAACACCTTGTCCGAGTCGCTCTTGTAGCGGTAGGCGTCCCCTTGAATGAGGGTGGTGTAGCCGTCCTGCGTGTAGGTGGCCACGGCAGCCTCTGGGAATGTGGCTGGGGCCGCTGTGGCAAGCATCTCCCGGTAGAAGATGGTGGGATCATACTCCTTGATCGCCTTGTCTGTAGCGGAGGCCATCAGGAAGCGGATGCCCGTGTCGCAGTCCAGACAGAGATCCTCGATGCAGGTATCGCACAGCACCTCGAAGAACGCCCCCTCGTCCATTGGGAGGCTGGGGTCTTCCGTCGCATTCCACAGGCAGGTGAATCCGGCGTCCGTGAACGAGAGGTCGCACGGAGCCCCCTGCTTGGCGATGAGGTTCTCCGATGGGTCGCACAACCCCTCCCGCCCCAGGAAGTCCCGCAGGGTCTCCCCAAGGTCCGGCCGGTGGGATGTGAAGGCTGTGAAGCCGTGGTCGAAGAGGGAGGCCTTCTGTCGCTCTGGCCATACCACCATGCTCATGAACGGGCACCCACCCTCTTCCTCCCCCACCCAACTCCACCACACTGCCCGGTTCTTTGAGTCGAACCCTCCCGTCACCAGGTTGCACTGCGTCCTATCGATGCGGCTGAAGCCAGGCAGCTTGTCATCCACCCCGCTAACCCACGAGTCCGGCAGCCCGTTGTAGATCACCCCCACCGCCCGATGAAGCCACTCGTAGGAGGTGGGCTCCCGGTCGTACTCCGCCATCACGAAGGCTGTGTCCTCGGAGAGGTAGAAGTGGGCCTTGCCGGTGTTGACGACGGAAAAGCGGTAGATGGGGACGTGGGGGCCTCGGTAGATCTCCTGTACGTTGAAGACCAGATCCGCGTTGGCTGAGACGGTAAGGTCGTAGATGGCTTGCGACGTGTACACCCGAAGTCTTCCCCCAATGGGCTCCACCACGAGGATGCGCTCCCCGGCCCCGAAGTCATGGAAGCCAGCGTTGGATTCCTGACCAGGGATCCAGGAGTAGGGGTCGTTGTAGTCGCTCCAGATGAGGCGGCCTGGGAGGTACTCCCCATCAGCTCGGATTCCAGCCAGGAAGGCAAACCCGCTCCACGACTGCACGATCTCCGCTGAATCAATGTTGAGCTGGAGAAGCTCCTGCACGTACTCGGCACTCCACGAGGCGCAGCCGGCTGGGGCGGTGTCGTTCTCCCACCCAAGCACGTAGTCGGTGCCGTTGGCCAGGAGGACGGTATTGCCAAGGCTGGCCGCGGTGAACCGATGAGGGGAGCAGGTGCAATCAGTTGGGCTGTGGCAGTCTCCTCCAAGTCCATCAGCCAGGATTCGCCAGTTGCTCCCGCTCTCGTCTGACACGTACACCCGGCTCTTGGTGGCAGCGATGAGCTTCCTGTCCTTGGTGGCGTTGCTGAAGCTGTGGAGGAGGGTGATGGACTCCTTGCAGGTGCGGCCGAGAGTGTAGTAGGTGGTGCCGCAATAGTCCTCCGTCATGTCCGGGGTGCGGGACCAGATGGGGAGGTCGTAGCCGGAGCCGTAGCCAACGATGCCGGTGGTGGTGCCGGAGATGGTCCACGTCCCACCCATGGTTGAGCTGTAGCTCTCGTAGTAGGTCTGGCCAGTGAGAAGCTGGTCGTGGAGGTCGGCGTTGAGGAAGCAGTCCTCATTACCGAGATACTTGCGGAACCCACCCATGCGGCAGAGCCCACTGCGCTCCTTGCCGTCTACATTGAGAAGAAGTCTCCAGGTGGCGAAGTCGAGTGTCCCGGAGGGGCTCCTTGTATCCAAGGCCCCGTTCAGGAACTCCAGCGGTAACTCCTTCCACTTGGCCTTCACTTGATCTTGATGATGAAGTAGAATCCTTTGACCGGGTTAAGCGTGTCGAATGCCTCACCACTACCAATGGAGGTAGTCTCCTTCACGAGGTTGTCGTAGTCTGCTGGGTCGTTGCCTGTCGGAAACAGCTCATCCGGTCCAATGTCGGCCGCCGATGTTCGATCGAAGGACATGGTGTGGGTGTGGGCTGGAATGTTCGCGATAGTCAACGTCCTGTACCGAGCGCCCGCCGAGGCTCCAAGTCCCGCGAAGGATCCTGCCCCGATCGGGATGGTGTCCTGGAGGTTGGGGAGGTTGAAGGTGGTTGTCCCGTCACCCGCTCCCCAAGCGGTCCCGTAGCGCTGGTAGAGGATGGAGAAGTCTGTTCGGGAAATGGCCTGGCCGTTGCACACTCGCCAGGAATCGGACGGCATGGACGACCCACCCCACGCCACGATCATCCCGATCGGCCCAGTGTACTGCTCCATGGAAGCCGCGGCTTCCTCGGAGATATTGCCGTCCGCGTCCAGTAGCCAACCGAACAACTGGTTCAGCAGGGTATTGTTGCGGAGGAGCTGCTTGAAACGGGAGCAGGCGTCTCCGGATGAGGAGAGTTCGATGAAATCGTCTGCCTTTACTGGGGATGCACTCATGGCTCACGTCTTCTGGTAAACCGCCCAACTGTGAGCAGAGTGGACCTTGCTGTAGCGCGACTCAATCAGTTTCACCGTGGCCGCCTGGCTGGCCCAGTCGGTGTCGTCCATGATTAGGTACCCACCCTTGCGAAGCTTGGCTCCCCATTGGTTGATGTAGCGCTGGCTCACTGCCTCGGAATGGTTGCCGTCCACATGGAGGATGTCGATGGACTCGTCAGCAAAGAGCGGGAGGGCTACCGTGTCCTTCATCCGGAGGATGGTTGTGTTGCTCTCCGCGCCATACTTGGAAACGGCGCCGACAGCCCCCTCGTAGATTTCCTCGTAGTTCAGCGAACCCCACCACGCGGCGTTCTCTGCACCAATGTCTCCCTCCAGGGCAGCCTCCTTGCTCCACGGGTCGATGCCAGTGACGTGCCCGCCAATGGACTGTGCTGCCATGGCGAACGGAACGAGCGACTTCCCACCGAACACGCCGATCTCAACGATCTGCTTCGGGGCCGCGTCCAGCGTGAGGATGGCGATGTACTCCGCCTTCTCTGGTGTGCACCACCCCTGGACGTGGGGGTCTGCGAGGAATGCGTGGATGCGTTGCTTGAGCTGAGGATTCATTCTGCGAGTTCCATTCCGAATTGTTGAGCCAGCCGTGGGATCACGGTGTAGACGTTGAGCTGCGGGTAGCTTCCGAAGATGAGGGCTAGGTCGATTGGAGCCCAAACCTTGCGCTGGGTCTCGATCAGGGTAGCGAGAGCCTTCCTGCGCACCAGGTACCAGTGGGTGCATTGGGGGTAGGCCACCTTGAACACAGTGCCGTTGACGTGGTGGCGCGGCTTGTCCAGGGCGTTGCAGTGGCCAAGGAGGCAAATGTCCCAGTCGGCCGGCAGGCAGGCTTCTGCGTGCTCCACGCGAGGCTTCCAGTCGGATGCCAGGTGGACATCATCCTCCATCACGGAGAAGGAGTCTCCCTCTGCGGAGGCAGCAAACAGGTTCCACAGGATCCAGTGGGACAGGTGGAGGCCGACGTGCTTGCGGGGCATGATGTAGCCCGAACCTGGATTGTCGATCTCGTATGGGTGGGTGGTGGTGAGCCCCCAGGCTTCCGCGTTCACCCCGTAGAAGAACTCGAATGGATGGGACCGCTCAGTGAGGTGGGTGGCGCAGGCGTCCCGGCGCTCAGCGGTTTCTCGAAGGGTTATGACGTGGGACTTCACTCAGGAATCTCCGTTCCAGGCTGGTCAGCGATCCTTGGGATGTACGCCACTGTGACTAATTTTGGTATGCACTGCAATGTGATGGCGGCGTCGATTGGGGAGTCTACCCGCTCGCACCACTCAATCATGCTCTTGAGAGCCTTCCTGCGGATCATGTAGGCGTGGCAGCACATGGCGAATCCAATGCGGTAAAGCCTTCCAGACAAGTGTGTCTTTGGCCTTCCTTGCGTGCAACAGGACCCAGGAAACGCGAGATCCCAGTCCGCTGGAAGTGAGGCATCAGAATCATCCATGATGCGCTTCCAGTCGGAGGTGAACCTTACGTCGTCCTCCATGAATAGGAATGAGTCCCCATCGCAGTGCAGGGCGGTCCGCCACATTGCAACGTGACCCATGTACATGTTCGCGGTCTTTGGCCCGATCACGTACCCGGACCCAGGGTTGTCCACCTCGTAGGTGTGGGTGGCCACCATCCCAGTCACAGCGCCGCTCCAGCCAGTGAACAGCTCTGCTGGCACTCCAGCCTCGCGAAGGTGGTCCATGGTGTCGCTGGCTCTCTTTGATGGTGTAGTGCCAACCGTGAGCACAAACCCCCTGTCAATTCTCGGCATTGTCGGTCTTTGGTTTACAGCTCAGACAGCTTTCTGCCAGTGAACCACTCAGTATCCGGGTGATTCATCTTCGGAAACTCGCCACCCGCAAGAACGTGGTTTCGGAGGGCTTCAATCCCCCCATCTCCAAAGTAGTTATCGAACCGGGTAGCGGTTCTGCAAATCTGAAGCATGGCGTGCGATTTGTCGTTCGGGCTGACTCCGTAGTCTTTGCGGTCGAACGGCTCGTCTTCATGGTGGGCCTCCTCTGATTCAAGGGTTTTCATTCCCCTGTAGAAAAACAGGGGGTAGCCAGCACGGCGCAGGGTTTTACCAGTCTCGGAATCCTCGTATCCCATCCCGTCGCACATCTCTGGGTAGCCGTTGATGCGGAGCATTGCTTGGATCGGGACGCCGCAGGAGCAACCAAAGAACCAGTCGGCCGGGCACTGCATGCAATCCCCTGAAGCCCTCAAAAGCCTTGAGTCTTCTCCCTCAAAGTAGCGATCAAACCGAACCACCTTCCCGCCAGCAATATCCAGCCGCTTCACCTTCTGATATGTCCCACACGCAACCCTGCCGGCCATTGCCGCAGACTGGACACTCTGAAACCAAGTGTGCGACAACACGGACAAATCATCCACGAAGGCGATGTAATCCCCTCTCGCTAAGCATATCGCTGTGTTCCTGGCGTTTGCTGCGGCGAAGAAGTTCCTGTTCGTGAGTCTTCCTTCACCCTGCCACACAGTGGGCTTTGGTTTGTGCGCTCTTGCATTGAAGCCGTGTCTAGAGCACGCCTCTGACAGGTCTCGCTCTCCATGATAGAAGTCGATTACAACCACCTCCACGTCTTCCCTTGGCGCTTGGTTGGCGAGGGAGTCAGCAAACCACTCGAAGCGAGGGTTCCTGCGGTTGGTCATGTAGGCGATCGTGATCATGAAACTGGTTCCATCCTCTTCAGCACATCCTCAACGGGTATCCTCACCCACCCGCAGGCGCAGTCGTTGATCCCGTAGGTGACGTAGAACGACTTGTCGCCCTCCAGCAGTAGGCCGCAGGGAAACACTACAGCAGGGGACCCGGGTATGGTAGGGCCGTACTCGGAGCCTGTGAGCAGCGGCTCCATGGTCATCCGCGTGACCTTGTACGGGTGTTTCGCCTGAAAGGCGTAGGCGCCCGCGAAGTAACGGCGGCGCATCCCGTACTTGGGAATGGTCTTCCATGGGATTGAGCTGTGGAAGAAGGCGATGAACTCATCCCCAACCCTCACGGGATTCGTGCCGCCTCGAAGCTGGCCGTAGGTCCACTTGTGCGTGAAGGTTGTGGTGGATGCGCCGAAGATGGAGTCGCCCTTGGTAGTGACGACGATGTGAGGGTCAACCTGGTAGACGAAGTGGAGATCCTTGTCGTGCTCGAACCAGGCCCAGTTCTTCTCGTTGCCTGTGTTCCAGAGTGGGTTCTTCCCGTTCTTCCCGTAGGTAGGGCTCCACTGGTTCACCACCCTCTCCCCTTTGCCGCCATCCCCCTTCCCTAGCTCAGCAATGCGCTGGTTGACGTGGATAGGGGCATGGCCCGGCCACCAGGTTGCCACCCCCATGAAGGTCTTCTTGCCGGCAACGATGACCCGTGGGTCCTCCCACTGCTCTGAGGGGTGGGTGAGTTCTACCTGGATTGGGTGGGGGTTGGTGAGCTGGTTGCCGCTCACGTCGAAGCGGACGATGCGGTTCTGAGTGGAACTCCAATGCTCACTCCATAGGCACTCCCGGGCGAAGATGTGGCGGGTGGGGCCGTCTCGGATGGCGGGGTTGAAGTAGACCAGCCGGCCGCCTGCGCTTGGGATCTCAAATACCCCACCCTCCCACCCACTCTGCGTGATCTGCTCGTCCGACTTCGCTACGTAGCCCCTTCGTGGGGGGCACTTGCCTGTGAAGGCTGCGTCGAACTGCTGCTTTGGGTAGTGGCCGCCAATGGTCATCGCGCTCTCGGGTTCTGCTTGGTGATCGTCACCTGATCCAGCTCGTCGTCGTTGGTGTCCTTGAATGAAATCTCAAGCGTTGATGGATTCACCGTAATCTTCAGCGCTCCGTAGCTTCCGGTGATTCGCTCTTGCGACTCATCCAAAACGCTACCGAACCCGACAGGGCTCGCGCCGCCAACACCAGCGACGATATGCACCACCTCATCGACAAGCAAGCGCTCGTAGTTGTGAGAGTGGCCGGAGAGCACGAGATCAATGCCAAGCTTGCTCCATGGGAGCCTCCACTCCGTCTTGCCTGGGCGGTACGATGTTCCAGAGGTGTAGGGGGAGTGGTGGAGGATCGCAATCTTCCACTTCTTCTTCGACAGGGAGATCAGCTCTTCCATGTAGCGGAACTGGGTGGACTCCTCCCCAATCCCATCCTTCTCAACAATGGACCCCGCCGTGTTGAAGCCGGAGTTGAAGATGAAGAAGGCGCAGTCCCCATGCTCCACCACGTAGTAGCGCTCGTTGCCGGGCCAGTAGGTGAAGAAGGCTGTGGTTGGGGAGCCGTCAGTGGTGTCGAGGTCGTGGTTACCAAGGGCTGCGTAGACCAGCTCGTCAGCGATCTCGTCGCTCCATGGCGCCCAGTTGGTGATCACCTCCCCCGCCGTACCAGAGGAATAGGCGTTGTCGCCACCGAACAGGTAGAGGTCAGGATCCCATGACTTCATCAGGTCTGCCACCAGCGTCTGCGTGGCTGGGTAGCTGCCCCCAAGAGAGGTGACGCCATGGTCAGAGGTAAAGGCGTACACCCTCTTTGGAAGTCCCTCAAAGGGTCGGTTGGTTTCGATTGGTCTGCTCATTTGCGTGCCCAGATGACGGTTGTGTCCTCCCGGTTTGCCAACGAGGCCCCTATGGAGTTCATGGCTCCGACGACAATCGGATCCGCCTGTTCGTAGCAGGCGATGGTCTTTCGCTCAACCACTCTCAGGCCCGCCTGGTTTACCCACCACTCAATCTCGGATGCGGTGTACTCCCGGGTGTGCGGGGAGAAGAGCATTGGGTTGCCGCCATGGAGGAGGCGCTTGATTGACCCGTAGGAGGCTTGGTTTGGGGTGGTGAGGAAAAGGTAGCCATCAGGCTTCAGGACGCGCCTCACCTCGGCCAGGGCGTTTTGCAGGCCCATGTGGAGGAAGGTGTCGAAGGATGCCCCATCCGGATCCTTGAGGTGCTCCACTACTTCCATCAGGAACACGGCATCCACGCTCCCATCCTCCACCCCAACCCACCTCTCGCGGATGTCCTTGTCGAAGTTCTTCACAGGATATTCCCGCTCGATCAGGAGGTCTGTGAAGATGGTTGGCCACCCCACATCCAGGATCGGAGTTCTTGGTGGCAGCACTCGGGAAACCTCCTCGATACAAAGGCCGAACCGCCGCGCATGGGTGGCGGTGTAGTCGTTGTTGTAGCGGGAACTGGCCGCTTTCTCCAGGATCTCAGCAGGGGTCATAGCTTCCTCAAACCATCCATGATGACAGACTTGTCCACCACCTCCAAAGCGCACTCCCAGTCATCCAGCCCGTAGCTCACCACCACCGCATCACCAAGGTCTACCACTCCGCACGGGAACACCACTTGGTGCTGGGAGGGGCGATCCTCAATGGAGCATGGGGAGCCAGCGAGGATGGGGCGCTCTGAGATGGCGGCAGGCCGCATGGAGCTGTCGTGGCACAGCACGCCGGAGAAGTATTGCCGCACAGGCCCGTGGCGGGAGTCTGCGATCTTCAGGGAGCTGTGGAAAAAGTGGGCGCTCATTCCGTTGAGATCAAACAGTGGCGTTCCCCCTCGAAGCTCTCCGTGGGGCCATTGCGGATTCCATTGGGTTGGCTCACCCGAGGAGGCCTCTGAGCCAATGGTAAGTATCCTCAGTGGGTTGATTGAGTAGATGGCGGATTGGCCGTTGTTGAAGAAGGTCCAGTTCTTCTCCTTTTCCGCCAGCGCCACCCCCTGAACGTTGTCAAACTGCCTGCACGCCTGGACCTCAAACCCTGGGTAGGACAAGGTGGCAATGGACTGCCGGAACCCATCGTTGTAGGCCAGCAGGATGCCGTCCTCCGTGTGCGCAACAAACCGCGGGTCCTCTGCGTTGTAGTTGTCGTAGCGGGTGGGGAGTTCGAGGATCTGGTTTGTCTCTGTGATTGGACAGTAGAGTTGGTTGAGCTGGACGATGGCCACCCGGGAGAATCGGAACCAAGGGAAACACTCCACCCGGTAAGCCATCCAGAGCCGCCCTTCGTTGGTCCTGAAGATGGACGGGTTGAATGCTGCCTCCACCCTCCCCATGCGCCCATCCGTGTGCCAGGAGATGTCTCGCTCCATGGCTTTCGGGAGCGGGATGGATTGAATCAACCCCTCCTTGGACACAATAACCCTAGCCCTCTTCGCTGCTCCGCGAAGACCCTCCCAAGTCTTGGGCGCCGCATCCCTGAGCTTACGCTTCAACTCCTCCACCTCGCCCTCCAGTGCGGCGATCTTGCCCTCAAAGAGGGAGGCTGGCGGTTGGAAGAGTGGGGGGCGTCTGTGAGGGGCGCTGCTGTTCACCACAGGAACTTGCAGGCTACCCACTTCGGAGTGTGAGCCTTGGCGGTTGCACAGTTCATCCGGCTGCGAAAGTTGGTGCGACGCTTCTTGTCCTTGTGCTGCCGGTAGTCCTGGTAGGAGGTGTCGCCAGCGTGGGAGACGCGCACGCGCCCGTTCTCCTTCCAGAAGTGGGACACCTTCTTCCCTGGTGGAGTGATGCCCTTCACCTTCCTTGCCCCACCAAGAGTGACCTGCTTGCCGCGGAACAGAGCCTTCGCCATAGGCTACACCTTCACAGGCCTGACGCGCTTCTTCAAGATCCTGATGGTGTCCTGTGAGTCCTCGTTGGTGGCGGATAGAAGCGCTGGTCGGAGATCCGTGTCGTAGGCGACTCGGTTCCTGAGCTTAAGGGTTTCGATCGCGGACGCTGTTTGAACGGCCACTGCCTCCACTTTTTCATGAGCCTCCCTACTCACCACTCCGGCTGCATTGGCGGCAGCCGGCACCGCCCGCATGAGCAGCTTGAAAGGGAATGCCAGCACGCCAGCGAACACCTGAGTCAGCGGGGCGAAGGCTGGGAAGATGACCGACATCACCTGGAGCACAAATGGAGCGAGGATCAGGCCTGCGATGGAAAGCCCTCCAATCCACAGCCATCGCTTGATCTTCCGGCCGAAGTCAGCCTCGGCAGCGAACTGGACGAGTTTCTCATCGCGACTCTCCTCAGCGTCGGCCTTCTTCCCGTTGAGGGTGTCCATGCGCTTCTGGAGAGCCCCCACCTGCCCGTCCAGCTTCGCTAGGATCTCTGCCGCCTTGAGCTGCTGTTCAACGATCGGAGACAGAGCCCCGGCCACCGCCCGCTCAATGGTTACCGCGTCGTCGTATCTCGGTGGGCCAAGGATGATGGCGGCGCGAGTGTTCAGGTCGTAGGCCAATCCAACGGCAGGGGATCGGTTGGTCTCTGAGGCAAGCGCCCGGTTTGCCCCATGGACGAATGTGGCTGCCTTGTCGAGCTGCTGGTTGCGGTTGGTGGAGATGGCTGCATTGGCCTCGTCCACCTTCTTCAGTGCCTTGGCGCCCCCTTTCTGCGCAGAGAAGCAGCCTGCCAGTAGCGCCCCGGCCGCAATGAATGGGAGGAGCTTCTTCAAGGGAGGTCTCCAACCCGGGTAAATGAGTCTTTGGACCCAAGAGAGCGGATGTAGGCCGGCTTCCCGCTGCCAAGGCCGCCGTCAACCTGGTAGATGGCCTCTGTGGCGGGGATGCCTGCCGGCGCCTTGGCTGGATTGCTGACGCGCACGTAGGTTCGTCCGTCGATTCCGGTGATCCGCTCAGCCGTTTCCAAGCCTGATGCTGGGTCAGTCTTGGCGCAGCCGGTGAGCAGGGTGGCAATGAGGATGAGGCGTTTCATGCGATTCCCAATCCGTTCGGGTTGTCCACGATGGGCACAGATGGCGGCAACGTGCGAGGGTCGGTTGGCGGCGTGACAGGCTGACCCCACTTCCGATTTCGCTTTGCAAGCTCTCGCATTGGGAGCCCCTGCTTCAGGTTGTCGAGGGCGGTGTTCAGGACAGCCTCCCAGCGCTCATCATCAGATCCAGATGTGTCCGTGAATGCGTTCATCAGATCCTCTCTCGCTTTGATGAGAAGATCCTGGTCTGACCACTCTGCGTAGTTTTGAAGGCTCATTGGTTGTCAGTTGCGCCGAACGTGTCGGCTGTTGGGGATCCGGCTGAAAGCTTGAGGTGGGCTTTGATCTTGATGACCTCCTCCTCAAGGGGGCGCACCCTGGCTATCTCCCGCTCGATGGACTCCATCCGGTTGTACACCCGGCCAGCCTGCACAAGGCCCCCAACCATGGTGATGAAGATCGCCCAAAGGAGGCTGGTGTTCAGGTTGGCTCTAGCCTTGTCGCTCATAAGGTTGAGGAGGGTTTACAGCATTCATATGGTGTACCTTAAAAGAGGGCGGCGCTTCAAGCGGTTGGATCACTCAAATCCAGTGGCGATTGAGAGGTAGGACTCCACGACCGGGGACTGGGCATCGGTCATGATAACCTCGGAGATCCGGCAGTTCGCTGTGTACCCCACCGTCTCTCCATGGGCTCCAAACGAAAACGCCGGGCTGATCGACCTTGGCGTACCGCCCTCCAGCCCGTTGGTGGTGCAGAAATCAGCGGCCACATTCTCAATCCAGTTACCACCAAACGTGCGAGCTTTAGTGAACAGCTTTGTGGATGCTCCAGAGACCCGCCTCCCGAAGCAGATGATGGCTGGGCGAGATGCGAAGTTGATCCCCGCGTTCTGCGCCATTGAGGACCCTCCAATGCCGTTGGATACGCTCATTCGCAACTGGTCGTAAACGCAGTTCACAGTGAGGTTCCCGAGGTTCAGCTTTGCACCCCCCACGCGGAACTGCTTGGACAGCGCGTGCACAGCCATGTAAATGCACCACGGCCCAGTTGCTGGAATCGTGACTCCGCTCAAATCCATCCTGGAGCTTGGCCCGGTCAGCCGGATCGTAGCCTCGCGACCAAGGTATCCTGGACCGCTCTCCACCGCCACAGTGCTGACAGGGGTCAGCTTTCCGGCTCCAACCTTGCTTGGGTACTCATTGCTCCCATTCAGGCATGAGGGGTCAATCCAGAGCTGAAGACCTGGAATGCCTGCAATGCCGCAGTATCCCGCGAGATCAAACTTCCTCGCTGGGATGAATGCTGATTGGCTGAATCCGGTTAGCGTTGTCGTCATACAGTGAACTTTACCGTGACCTCGCGAGATACCGTATCCCCGGGGTTAAAGCGATTGTAAATAACCCCTCCGATGTTCTCAGACCCGAATCCGCAGAGCCAATAGTTCTTATGGTATCCACCTTCTGTTTTCAGCGTGTGCTTGTCCACGGTCTGGATGCCGCTTGATTGGCACTTGTCTGCAAGTATTTCAACCATTCCAAGACCACCCCACATTATGATGCCATCAACACTGTCAACATCCCTGTGGATTGATCCACCCCCAACATCCACTGGGATTGAAAGCACCGATCCGAATGGTCTCCTGATTCCCGCTGTGAATCCGGTGGATGTGCATATCAGCGGTAGATATACTTTTCCCGTAAACTGTGATATGACTGTTGCGCTGATAGCAACACGCATGCACTGATCAGCAAAGCTCCATACCTTCAACTGGCTGCACCACGGACTTGATGTTGCCTGGTTCTGCTTTGGGTTCCGATCCCTCAGCAGCTTTGATCTCTGCATTATGCGGACGCTCCTGCACTCCACGCGGCTTCCTCCGTCAGAGAGTGAGATTGATTTACCGTCCGCAACTATCACTGGGTCCAGTGACACCCCAAGTGCCACAGGCTCTGGATACTCGTCTCCGTGCGTGTCCCCAATGAATGACTCCGTTACGGTCTCAAGCGGGTAATCGATCGACTTGCCGGCATCCGACGACTCAATCCACACTGCACCAGTCGATCCGCCGCCGATCAACTCGTTCACCACCTCAAACTCCCACAACCTGTTCGACAGCCTTCGCATTGAGTGAGCTGAGCTGAAGACGAGCAGGTTTAGCGAGTTGGTGTCAGTCGATATTCTGAACAGCCACCGGATCCACATCCCTGAATGGGCGCAGGCGTACACAGCCACAAGCCCCGCCTTTGGATCCACGTCCAAAAGCAGCTTTCCCGCAGAATTCTCCTCCATCACCCTCGGGACCCTGAGCACTCCCTTGGAATCAATATCCGCCACCACGGCGCCAGACTCGTTGCAAAATGACTGAGGGTTTTCGTCCATATCATCCTCTTGAGTAGGAGACTATGAGCATGCACCCGTTTGCGCCATTGCCGCCAGCGCCCGAGTTGCCAACGGAGTCAACAGAGGCTCCACCGCCACCACCGGAAGCTCCGTACAGCCCGCCATTTCCGCCAGATCCGCCAGCAGCAGCAGTCGATGAGCGCCCACCACCACCGCCACCACCTCCCCACGGTCCAGCGACCGGAGAGCTTGCTCCATTCGCTCCAGCGGATCCCGCAGCCGCACCGCACACCCCACCTGCATTTGAGCCAGCAAACCCGGTCCCATACGTGCCGCTTTCGGTGACGCCGTTGAATGGGGACCCGAACACTTGTGCGGTATTGCCTGACGATATACCCGTCCCTGGGCATCCGCACCCAATGAACGCTGAGAGCAGTGGGAGCGCCTGTGCCCCAGATGGGACTGTGGCTGGAGGCACCACGGTTCCGCGAGTGCTCTGGGATGGCAGGGATGGCAGGATGGCGCTTGCAGTTCCTCCTCCACCACCAACACCGCCTTGGCATGTAAACGTGCCAGAAACACCGCTCATTGTGGTGTCTCCGCCATTTGATCCAGCGCTTCCACTTGTGGAGTTGGTTGATTGCGAAGCACCGCCCGCTCCACCGGCACCAATCGTGACGGTTTCCGTGGCGCCCACATCACTGGCCGTGAACCAGCTTTCATTCACGCCACCCGGAGATCCAGCCTGCCCTCCTGACCTAGCTGTTCCAGCAGCGCCCTTGCGTCCGGAACCACCGCCACCGCCACCACCAATCCCTATGCGGTATCCAAACACAAACCCTGGAGGGCGAGTCCATGTGTTTGATCCAACGCTGTTATAAAAGCTTTGCGTGATGATCAAGCCGGATCCAAGGGAATCAAGCTGCGGAAGCTGGGTAACCAGCGGAATTACTGGGCTAAAGCTGTCACTCATAGTCGAATTGGGATGATGTCTTCAGGAACCTCAAGCTGACGGCGATCGGCTTTGAGTTCTGCGAAAGCTGTGTCGTAGAGCCCCTTGATGGCGGCTGCCCCACTCTCGTCGCAGTCGTGGTAGAGCTTTGCGCACCACCGGATCTTCAGCTCGGCCAAAGCCAGGATCTCCTCGTCATCATCCCCAGCCTCATCCTTCCAGGTTACCTCGTCTGAATCCTTCCAGGACCGCTTCACGCCATTCCACCGCAGCACCGCCGTCTCATCCGAGTTGAGCACCGGCCACGTCCATATGCGTGAGTCGTGAACCGAGAAGGCTCGCTCCTTCGAGCGCACGGGCGCGTCGATGGATGGGGTTGCGAAGGAGAGTCCAAGTGGAAGGTTGGTGGGGTAGTAGTAGTAATCTGAACCCACCATGTACTGGTCATCCGGAAGTCGCTCAGCTTCACAGGCGCAACGGGATCGCTGCTCCACCAAGGCCTTGAACTCGCCCTCCGTGTACGGGTAGGCCAACACCTTGTCGCAGGCATCCGTCGTTAGGACTGTGTGGAGCGACTTGATCTTCCCGAGCGGCGCATCGAACACAGAGCATCCGCAGGAAAAGTAGGTGGCGTCCTGGCCGATGTACTCCAGGTGGTTGTTCTGGAGTTGGGGGATGTACTTCTGGACCTCGATGAAGCAATCCTTCAGCCAGGCCCGGTAGTTGCCCTTCAGGCGAGCCGAATACCCACTCGGGAATGCCCGAGCCAGAACCGCTGTGAGGTATTCGTCAAAAGTCACCCTGCCGGTTTACACCTCGGCAGCTTCCCCTGCAACCACCTTCGTCGCATTGGGCTTGCGGCCTCGCTTGGCTGGAACCTTGATCTCGGTCGGCACCTTCAGCACCTCCCCAACCGTCTTCCTCTGGCCTTCCAGCGACGGGTCATGAACCGCGGGAGCGGCGTTTATTGCAGGGGACACAGGCCGCGGGTTTGTCTCTACGAGCCGAGGTGTCTCGTTTCGGCGGGTTGAGGCCTTGAAGGAGTTGCGTGCTGCGGCTTTTTTTTTGAACTCCTCGAACTCCTCGGCGGTGGGCACCTCGATCACGCCCTTTGGATTCTTGGAGCGCAGCAGGATCTCCAGTTGAGCGATGGTGTAGGGGTCGTTGGTAGCAAGCGCCCCCCAACCGTCGCCAACGTCCTCGAATGGAATCGGCCACCCCTGCTCAGTCAGAATCACCCGCTCAACCAGCTCCTTCTTGAAATACCTCATAGTTACTCCGTAGCTGTAACTGTAACTGGTCCCCCTGTCGATATGTTTACAGTGGCTGTGGCTGTTGGTCGCGCCACCTTGCCAAGGCCAGCTCCTGGAGGCGCCTGCTCCTTCTCCACCTCTCCAGAGTTCATGAGGCCGTCCGTTGATTCCTTGATGGCTCGCAGTACCTGCACCTGGCTGGCCAGCAGCTTGGCTTGAGTGCCGCCGTCTCCGCTGTACTCGGACACCAACCCGGCAATGAGGCTGGCGGTCTCCTGGAGCTGCTCGATGTTGAAGAGGTAGTAGCCGCGGGCCACGTTCACCACGCCGATCTTTGCCAAGTGGGCGCCAAGGACCCTGTGGGCGGAGAGGCGCTTGTGGGACAGGCTGGTTAGCTTCAGCTCAGCGCGAGCTTCCTCCACGTCCTCCTCTGAGACTTCTTCAGGGGAGACGGATGGGAGGTTTACCGGAAGACGGCCACTTTGCATGCGCTGTTGGTGAAGGTGATGCCGGAGGCGGTGTCGTTGAAGATGGTGACCTCCACAACACCATCGTTTTTGCAGATGGACAGCAGGCGGAAGTTGGATGGGACGGTGCCGTCGAATCCAGCAGCCACAGGATCCCCTGCCAGCGCCCCGTTGACCGTCACGTTGATGCCGTAGGAGTCGTCGGATGGAATGGTGGTGGTGAAGCGGGCGGACTCGCCGCGCAGCACCTTGGTTGGGCCAAGTCGATCTTCCGCGGACTGCCCAAACTTGCCCCACGAATCACCTCTCGGCATTGGACCTGAACTCATGACCCACTTGGTTATCAGGCGGAGGATTCGGTGCAACATGATTCTTAGAAAGCAAAAGCCCCGCTGAGGGCTCTATCCCAGCAGGGCCTTGATGTCAACTAGCCGCAGGCTCAGTTGTTGACAGGGCTGTCTCCGGCGTAGTCGGAGTAGCTGTTCACCTTGTACTGGTGCTCAGGCACCTGGAAGGAGACGTTCTCGAAGATCAGCGAGTTGTTCGGGTTGCTCACCACAACCGTCCACTTGAGCGAGTTGTGGATGATGGACTTCTGCGGGACCTTCATCCGGCAGAAGGCGTCGGAGTTGATCTCCGCCAGGCGCTGGATGTTGCCCGACTGAAGCTCCACGCGCTCCGACTGGATGTTGTACATGCTGATCGTGGACCAATCCAGGAACCACAGGCAGCGGGTCGCGGTGGCGAGATTGTCACCGCCGGCGAGCTGGGCCGCGTTGATCCAGTCATCGAAGGCAACATGGGTGACGATGCGCAGGGTGACGCCCTGGGGGTAGTCGAGCTGGAAGTCCTCGTAGCTGAAGCCAAGCTCCGTCTTCTTCCCGCCCACGTTCATGTTGAGGTTGAGCGTGCCCTCGTACCGCATCTTGAGGTAGCGGAAGAGCGCCTGCTTCAACTGCACGGCGTAGGCGGAGTCGGTGACCACCTCGATGATCTCCGGCTTCGGGGTGTCGCTGGACTGGCGGAAGCGGTACAGCTCATAGAGAGCCGTCTGAAGCTCCGGCCAGTTGAGCACGTCGCCGCCGAGATCCTTGATCCGGCCGCACTCCGCGAGCTGCTCGTACACGCCCTTGACCGCGGACTTGCGGCCCACGCAGCGACCTTCGATGCCGGGGAGGTACAGGTAGTCGCCAGTGTTGGCGTCGCTGAACGAGCTGATGGTCTCCAGCGCGGGCCAGTTGTTCTCGTCCTGATTCGGGAGCGCCTTGCCCCAGAAGAACTGGTTCACGAGGCGGGTCTGGAAGTCCTCCAGGACGCGCTTGTTGTGCTGGACGGACTCGACGTGGTAGTAATCCCGGTAGAGCCGGTTGCCGTCCCGGAGCGCCGCCAGGTACTTCTGGGTCAGGTCGTCGTTGCAGAGCGACCAGCGAGTGTCCTGCATGAACGCCAGGAAGCTGGACTTGGCGTTGAGCTTGGGGATCTCATCGCAATGGCTCTCGTAGGGCGAGATGTTGTTGGTACCGCGGATCAGCAGGCCCTCAGTCGGCGTGGTCAGCTTGGAGCCGGGCAGCGAGGAGTTGAGGTTCTGCGAATTCAGGTACAGAACCACGTTGCCGCCACTCACCACAGCGTCGCGGACAATCCACTGGGTCTTGGTGGCGGTGCCGCCCGAGGTGCGGCCCTGGATGTGGATGGCGAGGCCGTCCGGGAACCAGCCGACAGCAGCAGGGATGGAGGTCAGTGAGCCAGCGGTACCCACCATGTCGTAGGTCGCCCCATTCGGCGCGGTGCCGGAGCCCCCGGTGCGGGTCCACTTCCAGTGGTTGGTGTTGAGGTGGTTCTCGCGGACGACACGGATGAACGGCGCCACGTCGATCATGCCGGAGCCGACCGCGGAGCGGGTCTCGATGCCCTTGGTGCCCCAGTTGGTCGCCATCGCCCGGATGAACTGGTAGAGGCCGTTCTCGCGGACGTTGGCCGCCTTGGCCATCACATCCGACGTGAACAGGGCGCCCTCGATCCGGTAGCGGCCAGCGGAGTCCGTGTAGATCTCGTCAAACTCAGCCGCCGTGGTCGGGGAGAGATTGCAGAGCGTGAGCCCGGCGCAGTTGTCAATGCCGACCCGGGCGAGCGGCGCGCACTTATTGAAGAAATCGGTGGATGCCATACGTGGCACCCATCATTCCCTGACTCCTGCGGCTTTCCAGAACAAGTCAAATCCCGTCTCACCCTTCTTGGCTGCACCCCCAGTGGGGGCGGGGGGAGGGGCACTTCCGCCAACGGATGGGGACAGTGGCGCGGACGCTGCGGCAGAGGCGGTTTGCTCCTTCTTCGGAGCCTCCTCCCGCACCTGCGCTTGTCCGGATTTCCTGCCAAGCACTCGCTCTGCGGCCTTGAGTCTAGCCTCATAGCGAGCCTTCACCTCTTGATTTTGCTTGGACCGAATGTAGCTAACCACGTCGCCGCTGCGAATCGTCCATGCTTGAGCTTGGGCCTCTTCGCTTAGCTTGTGATACTCCGCCATCGGCATGAATCGCTGGTTGATCACGCCGTACTGAGTGCGCACCTGGCGAATCTGCTGATGTGGGTCATTCTGAATGGCCCACTGAAGCTCTTTGATGGTTTCGATCACCTGCGCCTGGGCGTGGGTGAGCTTACCTGGGTTCAGTGGGGTTAGGTTCGTGAAGATGCGGACAGCCTCCTCTTGAATAGGCAGATACCTTGGGAGAACTTCGTCGATCACCTGCGCGGCAAGCGGGTCTTCCTCGGCAACGCTCGGACCCCCTTTTTCAATAAGCGTCTTGCGAAGATCCTCAGAGATCGCCGCCGCCGCTGACCTGACAGACTCTTTCGCCTCCTCATCAATCTGAGGTTCGATTTCTTGCCTTCGGCGCTCAGTTGCCTGCTCTTGGAGCCTGGGCTCAAACTCCTTGCGGACCTCTTCAACAGCCTCTCGCTTCAGGAGTTTTTTCTCAGCCCGCTTGAAAGCGCGGTCAAAGTCTTCGTGCTGAGCGGTTGGATCGTTCTCGTCGTAGAACTCACTGTGCTCTTGGTCGTCTGGATCGTACTCCTTGCCAGGGTTCTCCTTCCTCCACTGCTTGATGTACTGCTCTTCCACGCCCCCTTTCCGAGCAAACTCAACCGCCTTCTTGGTGATGCCCTTGAATCGATCTTCGGTCTCCAGCTCCTTTAGAACATCCAGTTGGTCTTGGAGATCCTCCGGGATCTCTGGCGCAGCCTCCTTGGTCTCCTGCTGCTTCTGGGGTGCCATCGCCTTCACGGCGGCGGTGGCGGCGGCAGTGGCAGCCTTGGTGATGGCGTCAGAGTCGTCCTGGTCACCGAGCAGCTCTGAGGCTGGGATGATGCGGTCAGGGGCCTTGGTCTTCTTCGGCTTCTCGGCGGCCTTCTCCTCCTTGGGAGGCGGCGTCTCCTTGGCCTTCTCCTTCGGCTCTGGAGTGGAATCAGCCTCCTCCTTCGGCTTGTCCTCCGCCTTCTTCTCAGGCGGCTTGGAGGGGGTCATTGGCGTGAGGCCGAACGCCTTGCTCAGCACCTCCTTCGCTAGGTCCGTGGTGGCCTTCTGCGGAGGCTGCTGCTCTGTCGGCTTCTCTGCCACAACCGCTTCAGCGGGAGGCGTTGCTGTTTGCGCACTCATTCGGGTATGTAAAACTCTACGCTATTCTCTTCGGATGCAGCATGCTCTCGTAGCTTCTCGAACTCAAGCACTACACTGCGCAGCATGGCCGCCTGGGCCAGGTGCTCCATGGCAGTCTCCGGGATGGGGGCCTTTGAGATGGACGCTCCGAGGTCCTTCTGGGTGACCTCGATTGCCTGCCACTCAAGGAAGAGCGCCCTCGATTGGAGGATCTTCGAGAACTCGTAGCACTGGGAATCAAGCAGCCACTTGACCAGTTTGTCCTTTGGCTCCCCAAGGAGAGGCTGGGCTTTGAATTTCATCCGACGATGGGCGGCGGGTTGCCGTCCATGCGGCTATCAGCAGGGACAGGGATGCCTCCATCCAGCGGGGCGCCAGGGGGTGGGATGAAGGCCTTCACGAGCTGGTCGATGGTGCGGCCTAGATTGCCGATGGCCTGGTTGTCCGCCACCACCTGCTGGTTCATGGCGCCTACAGCCTGACCCAAGGCCTGCACATCCTGCGTGTTCTTGGCGAGCGGCTCCCCGAGCTGCTGGGTGATGGACTGCACGAGTGGCGCAAGCTCTCCCTGCACCACTGCCTTCACGCTGTTGACGAACTGCTCCTGGGCAGCGGCCTCTGCTTGAGGGTCTGGCTGGGGGATGGCTTTGATCTTCGCTTTGAAGTCGGCCGGCACCCCGAACATAGAGGCGATCTCATTGAACATTCCAAGGATGGAGTCGATCCCCACCACCTGCACGATCTGCGGGACCATGAGGCGGTCAACGAGGGTGAGCATGAGCTGCGCCGCCTGAGGCTCGTTGATCCGGTTGGAGCCATCACGCTCGCTGGAGAACTCCTCCACGGACAGGCCGGCCTTGGGGCCAGTGATGCCAAAGGATGCGTCTTCTCCCTCCTCCAGCTCAAACCCAGCGGCCTTCAGGGCTTCCTTCCCGCCCTCGGACAGGTCTGCCACCTGCACAGCCACCTGGTCGCTTCCGTAGGCCACGAAGGCGTTGTAGATGGACTTCTTGAAGGCGTGGAGGGCTGGGTCGATTCCGGACGCCGTGAAGGCCATCCGGGTTGTGGTGTTGGCGGCAACAATGGAGGTCTCTGTGGCGCTCTGCTGGTGGGTGGCCTGTGATCCCACTTCCTGCGCGGAGAACCCAAGGACTCGCTCCAGGATGCCAAGCACCGTGTTGATGGCGCCGATCAGCTCCGTGGAGTTCTGGGGTTGAAGGGGGATTGGTGTGAAGGCGGTGCGGACATCGCCTTGCAGACGGCGTAGGTCCTTGCCGGAGAAGTTCAGGAACTCCAACCCCCGGAGCATGTTCTCTGCTCCGTTCATGATCTTCTTCTGGAAGTCCTTGTCCACGAGGTCTGAATCCACGGCCACGATGCGGATCAGGTTCTTCTTCACCGTCAGGATGTACTGGCTCAGCAGGTTGCCGAGATGGTCCTGGAATGGGAGCAGCTCAAGGGCGAGGGAGCTGTTGAAGCTGCGGTTCTCCCCATGCTCGTACAGGAAGGCGTTGACCGGACAGTAGCCCATTGGCTCCGCGAAGATGACTGTGCGGTCGCCAGCGTAGACAAACCGCATCCACACGGGATGCTCGTAGTCACCCAGACCCCAGTCATTAGGGACCAGCTTGTGGTACATCACCGAGACATCCACGCCGTAGTCTCGGTTGGACTTTGCATCTGGACCGGCAGCGTTGCGGTACTTGAACGCCTCGTACTCACGGTCGGATTCGTTGGTGGTCTTGAACGCTGGGAACTTGGCGACGCATGGGTAGAGCTGCTGGTAGTAGGAGAAGAGCTGGTCCCCGCGCCACGCCGGGCTCTTGATCCCCACCGCGTCCTTGTTCCAGTAGTGCGGGTTGTCCTCCACCTCGCCCCACCGCTTCATGGACCAGTAGCCAGCGAACTCGCAGCCTGTGTCGGAGTTGAGGGTGTGGAGGGGGTGGGCGCGGTCATAGAAGGTGCGGGCGGGGTGGGGGCGATACCAGCGGACACCCTCCTTCACCACCTTCTTGGAGCCCTTGATCACCTGCTGCTCCATGTAGTAGCTCTCCAGTGGGAAGTTGATGCACTCCGCGTAGAGCAGCATGGAGCCAATCGACTGCTTCACGTCCTCCCGGTAGCCCATGTCCGAGGCCATCCGCTGCATGCGGGCAGTGACCACCCGGCACAAAGCCATGTCCTTCTGGGACAGGCGGTTTGGCTCGTACTTGAAGAGGGGGTAGACATCCCGGTCGTTGAACAGCTTGGCCTGTCGGATCTTCACGTAGGCCTGAACCAGTGGGAGGAAGATGTTGAAGAACGTGGGGAGATTCAGGCGCTTTCCTGGATTTCCGGCGTTCTGTGCGTCGTGGCGGGACTTGCCTGGCAGGAGACCGGCCTCGGTGGCGGTGATGTCCACAAGCATGGACTCCAATCCCCAGTCCTTAGCTACGCTCTCCAACTCCTTGCCACCGACATTGCGGTCGATCAGGTCGCGGACGAGGGTGAAGCTGATCTGGTTCTGTGACGCCTCGTAGGCGCGGTCAATGGCGTGGTAGATGCGGGCGTCCTTGAGGGCGCGGCGGATCCCGTCATCCATCCGATTCGCGTGCAGGTCTATGAGGGCGTTGACCTTCTTCCCATTCTCCGTCTTGTCGCGATCATCCCATGGCTTCTCAAAGATAGCCTGGAGCTTCTCCTGGGTAAGCCCAGTGGACTTGAGATGGTCGATGTCTACGTACATGGTGGGATAGGTTGCGTTGGCAGGTGGATCGAATCAACCCACTTCCGGTAGGCCTCCATCTGGCAGGGCAGGAGCTGGATGGACAGCTCCACCTTCACCGTAGGCCTGTGCTTGATTCCCGGGGCGATGTCCATGTTGAGGGCCAACTCCTCCTCCAGGAACACCAGCGTCATCTTCCCATCGCCCCCAAGGACGCGGCGCTGAGGCTTGATGGACATGAGCAGGCCGATCCTGCCCTCGTTGTCGGTAACTACGCGGACATTGCGGGTGGCGGAGTGCTTCGAGATGATCCGGTCCAGAAGCACATCCAGAGGCTTGTCGTCCTCCTCAAGCTGGCTTTTAGGTCTCTTCCTCGTCCGCATCTTCGTCTTCCTCTTCCACTGGGGCACCCTTGACCCTGGTGATCTTGCCGACCGCGGTGATCTCGAAGGAGAGATCGGAGGGGCCATTGGTGGAGTCTGTGATGCGCGTCACCCGGATCTGCATCGGCATCTCAAAGCTCTGACCAGCCTTGGGAACCATGGAGCCGAAGATGGCGGCGATGGCGTCAGGGCTGTAGATCGACACGCTGGGGTAGCGTTCATCGTCCTCGCCCTCCTTCTCGCAGATCATGCAGGGCTTCGCGTAGTCCTCTTTGTAGGAGCAGTCTTTCATGGGCTTGTTGTGTAGCGGTTTTCGTGGAATGGTCAATCGCACAATGGCTAGCGAAAGGGAGGATCCGTGGGTGTTTGTGAACGGGATGTGGTATCCCAGCAAGGCTCCCAAGCAGCAGGCGGGATTTGACTGCGGCCACCGCTATACCCTCGTCCATGGCCCCCGCCAGTGCGGCAAGTCCGTAGCCATCCAGGAC